GGCGACTATGGTCAGCAGAATGCGACAACCTTTGAAGCGTTTGGTCTGGACACTTACCGGAAGAAATTTCCGGGGCTTGGAGAATATTATCACAGTGGACGGGAATCTGGAAGACAGAAGAGCCCGTCTGAATATGCAAGAGATCTGGTTGAGTTCATGGATGAACTGCATGAACAGTATGAAAACCGGATCTTTTATATTTTTCTGGATCCATCTGCAAAAGGTCTGGCGGAAGAGGTGAAAAGAGCCACCAGAACCGGACTGGATTATCAGGTGCTTCTGCGAGATGCGGAAAACGATGTGGCTCTTGGAATCAGCCGGGTACAGAAAGCACTGGTATTTGATATCATGTCGATTTCTCCGAAGCAGGAATATGCAGTGCAGGAGTTTGGAACCTACGAGTATGATAAGAAATCCATCGAAAAGGGGAAGGAAGTGCCGGTAAAGGAAGCGGATCACTGCATGGATGCCATACGCTATGTGGTTATGGGCGCATGGAGTAAGATCAAACATTGGCTACCTAAAGATGAAACGCCAGAAGAAATAGACATATGCGATATCAGCAGCAGGGAGGTGAGAGAAGAGGATGAATATCTTTAATTATTTTAGGAAAAAGGGGATTGATACGGTGGATGCTTCGTTCTACCGGAAGATCGATGAGTGGATCAGCTGGTATAATTCCAATGTCCGGCAGTTTACGTTCTACAAGGTGTATACCGGACGCGGGACAAGTAAACGATGTCGCAGGAAAAGCATGGGAATGGCAAAGAAGCTGTCGGAAGACATTGCTGATCTGCTGCTGAATGAGAGAGTTATGATCACACTGGAAGACGAAACGACACAGGAATTTGTGCGGAAGGTTCTGGATAACAATCATTTTCTGGTTATGGGAAATGATTACCAGGAACGGAAAGCGTATTCCGGGACCGTGGCATATATCCCTTATCTGTACAATGCGGTTGTACAGGAAGATGGAACGATATCTGCAGGTGAGATTGGAATCAACTATGTGGATGCCAAGAACATCTATCCGGTCAGTTGGAATAACGGGAACGTCACAGAATGCGTTTTTACGTTTGTCCATACTGTTCGCCAGAAGAAATACGTGCAGATTCAGTTCCATCGGATTGAGCCAGATGGGGTGTATGTGATCGAAAATAATGTCCTGGAATGCACGAAAGGAAGTGCGGAAGGACGTGAGCTGACAGAACAGGAATGGAAACAGCTTAAGCCATTTGCAAATCTGGCAGCCAGAACAGAGACAGGATCTACAGAACCACAGTTTGTCATTGACAGGCTGAATATCACGAACAATGCGGATGAATGCAATCCAATGGGAATTGCGATTTTTGCAAATGCCATCGATACGCTTAAAAAGCTGGACATGGAGTTTGATTCTTACTGCAATGAGTTTGATCTTGGAAGAAAAAGAATCTTTGTCGCTCCGGAAATGCTGACGAACGAAGACGGATCTCCAACCTTTGATCCGGATGACAGTGTGTTCTATTCACTTCCGGAAGATTACGATAAGAGCCAGACCGGTCTGATCAAGGAAGTGGACATGAGCCTCCGAGTAGAACAGCACAGCAAGGCAATCAATGATGATCTGAATTATCTGTCTCTGAAATGCGGATTCGGTACGGAAAGATACCGGTTTGACGGAGCAGGAGCGAAGACAGCAACTGAGATCATTTCGGAGAACTCAGATATGTACCGAATGTTAAAGAAGCATGAGACAATTCTGGAAGATGTCCTGAAGAGGCTGATCAGAATCATTATCCGGCTTGGCATTGTAACCGGTAATACGCTGGATCAGAATACAGACATTGTGATTGATTTTGACGATTCCATTATTGAGGACAAGGGCGCAGAGCGTCAGCAGGACCGTCAGGATGTGAGCATGGGGGTTATGCGGCATGAAGAGTACCGTGCAAAATGGTACGGTGAAACAGTGGAACAGGCAAAAAAGAATCTGCCAGAGCAGAATCAGGTGATGGAGTAGGATGCGGGATGATTACAAAGAAAAGATTGCCAGCAAGATTGCAGCGCGGTACATAAGTCTGGAAGAACGGATTTTGCAGGACATTGCTCGGCGGATTAAAAAGACTGGTGAGATCACAAGTACAGCTGACTGGCAGATCAATCGGTTAAGAATTCTTGGATATTCTTCCGAGGATATCGAAAGAGAGATCAAGAAGGTGCTGGATGCGTCTTATCCGGAAATGTTCGAGCTGTACGATAAAGTGATTGATTGGGAATACGTCCGGAATAAGGACATTTACGAACAGATCAATGCAGAGTTTATCCCGTATGAGGAGAACAGGCAGTTGCAGCAGATTACAGATGCGATCATTCAGCAGAGTCTGGAAGATCTGGAAAATGTAACAAAGTCGCTTGGTTTTTATCTGGATTATAACGGTAGAAAGGTTCTGACACCGCTGTCGCAAGTTTATACAAATTATCTGGACAATGCCTGCTTTGACGTTGTGACCGGAGCATTTGACTATGGCAGCGTATTACGCCGAGTGGTCACGCAGCTGACAAACAGTGGACTTCGGAAGATTGAGTATGGATCCGGATATGCAAGCCGGGTAGAAGTGGCTGCAAGAAGAGCTGTGATGACTGGTGTGGCAAATCTTACCGGAGAAATAGCGGACTACAATGCCAAGAAGCTTGGAACAGAGTATTTTGAGGTTGAGTGGCATGCCGGAGCTCGTCCGACTCATGCGGTATGGCAAGGTCAGGTGTGGACAAAAGAACAATTGTATTCAGTCTGTGGACTTGGTACAGTGACAGGACTTCTGGGAGCCAATTGTTATCATACTTATTACCCATTCTTTCCTGGCATTTCACAGCGTAACTGGTCAGATGAATGGCTGGAAGCTCAGAACCGGAAGGAAAGCAAGCCAAAAGAGTTCCGGGGTAAGGAATACACCCTGTATGAGGCAAAGCAGAGACAGCGACAGATGGAAACAGCAATGAGAGCGCAGCGAGAAAAGGTACAGATGCTTCAGGATGGCGGTGCTGATCAGCAGGAGATTATGCTCCAAAAAGCCAAATATCAGGGACAGCTGGGTGAATATGCGGCATTCTCTCGTAAAATGGGACTGAAAGAGGAAAGAGAGAGAATTTACATTGATGGACGTGGAAGAATTGCGCCAAGTAAAGATGCACTGAAAACGGCACAGAAAATAATGAACACAGACTATTTATTTGAGAGAGGTAAAATTGCAAATATTTTAGGAGTGAGTAAAAAAGCCGTTGATTTTGGAAAAATGGATGAAAAATCAAGAAAATCTGTATATAATGGTGTTAAGAAAGTGCTTGATCAATTTCCAGAATTAAGGGGATATACAAAAAAAGTATTGTATGATCCAAATATAAAAGGTTATGCAATGAGTGAGTCCATGCGTGGCGTTTTAAAAATTAGTAGTAAATTCAGTGATTATGAGGATTTAAAAAGGCGGTACAACCGAGATGTGAGAGTGCAATTTCATCCAGCGGGGACTGATGCGGATGCTATTATTATTCATGAAATGGGGCATCAATTAGATGGATACCTTACGCGAAAGGGAGTTTGGGGCGGAAATGTAAGTATATACGGAACGATCCGAACAAGTGTAGCTGTAAAGCGCGAAGTGTTACAGCAATTAGGATATTTTGATTATATCCGCGCAGAGCGTGCAGAATGGACTCGGATGGGATATAAAGGGAGCGAACTCGCTGAAGCATTAGAGTTTTCTAAAAAGGAATTTATTACTAAACATGTATCAGGGTATGCAAATAAGAATGAAAAAGAGTTTTTTGCAGAATGCTTTGCGGAATATCTGATGAGTGAAAGACCAAGAGAAGCAGCTAAAATCTTTGGAGAGGTCTTGAAGGAAATTATGGAGGGATTGCGATGACAATGTTTGAGGCGGATACAGCGAATATAGAAAAAAAACTTCAGGAAATAGAGGATAATGATCTGTATAGCTTTATGAAAAAGCAGGGGTATTCAGAAGAACAGATAAAAATTGCAATCAGAAATACACATTTACTTGATGCAATAAATTGCCTGAAAGAAATTTTATGTGAGCCAGAAGAAATCGTATCTATTTTGCAAGAGAAGGGTTGGAAAAAAGAAGAGATAGAAGCAGTCATTAAAAACCAGATAAGCTAGCTGCCACCAGTCGAAATGACCGGTGGTATTTTTGTACTCATTTTAAGGAGAAACAGCAATGAAAAATAAAGCAGTAGCTGTATTAACGGCTATCAGCATATTGATAGCAGGTTTAACTGGATGCCAGACCGCCACGAAAAGTTATGGTGGGAAGACAACGATAAAGCTTGAGCCAAATCAGAAACTGGAAGAAATTACCTGGAAAGATGATTCTTTATGGTACCTTACAAGACCAATGACTAATGAGGATATTGCTGAAACCCATACATTCCAACAGCAGTCAAATTTTGGAGTCTTTGAAGGAACAGTAACCATCATAGAGTCAAAGGAGTAAAGAATTTATGATAACAATAAAAATAACAGATCACAGCATCTGTATGAATGGTCATGCCGGCAGGAAGAGTCCGGATGGGATTGACCGGGTATGCGCGGCAGTATCAGCACTGACCTGCAACCTGATCAATTCCCTGAAAGATCTGACTGGTGACAGAATCAGGGCAGAAACAGCCAGCGGAATGACTGTGATCGAATGGGAAGATCTGTCAGATGGTGGGAAACTTCTGGTGGATTCATGGTTCCTGGGGCTTACAGATATCAACCGGGAATACAACTGTATAGAATTTCAGAAATAAACATCCGAAAGGGTGTTTTTATTATGCCCAAAACGTGAAGGCGTAAAAAGCTCGGGAGCCTGTCGAGGCAAAACGGAGGTAAGTACGATGTATAAAAAGAGAATGATGTTACAGCTTTTTGATGACGGCACAGGAGCTGGCTCTGGTGGACAGGGTGGAAATGCCGGGACTGGAAACGGCGGTCAGGGATCCGCTGGGGGCGCATCCGGAGCACATGGTACCGGAACATATACTTATGAACAGTTGGAAGAAATTGCAAGTTCACGTGCTGAGAAATCTGAGAGAGCCGCGCTTGCGAACTTTTTCAGAAGTCAGGGTATGACAGAAGATGAGGTCACACAGGCAATCGCTAAATTTAAAACAGATCGAGCTGCAAGTCAGCCGAATGTGACACAGCTGCAGCAGGATCTGGAAAATTCCAGAAATGAAGTCCAGCAGATGAAGAACGAGAAGTTCTTATCCGGAAAAGGTGTCAAGGCTGATGATCTGGACTATGTGACTTACAAGGTTTCCAAAATGGTAGATGATAAAACGACATTTGAAAAGGCAGCAGAAAAGTTCCTGAAAGAGAATCCGAGATTTGCCGGTGGAGGTTCTTACCGGATTGCAGATTCTTCAACAGGTAACGCTTCAAATGGTTCTGGCGGAAACATGAACGTTTCCATCAATGACCGGATCAGAGCTGCCGCGAGAAGATAATGGAGGTAGAGTAAATGCAGAATAGAAGAATGAATTTAAGATTGTTTGACATAGATGCAAACATCATTGACCGTACCGGAGCAGAGTCTCTGATTCCAATTCAGGAATCCAATGAGATCATCCAGGGAACGATCGCACAGTCAGTAGTCCTGTCAAGGGGTCGCAAGCTGGCGAACATGACAAGCAAGCAGTACAAAATGCCGGTACTGGATATGCTGCCGATCGCTTATTTCGTAAATGGCGATAACGGGCAGAAGAAAACTACAAAGCAGGCATGGGATAAGAAGTTTATCACCGCCGAAGAAATTGCGGTTATTGTTCCGATTCCGGAAGCAGTTCTGGATGATTCTGAGTATGACATCTGGGGAGAAGTAAAACCGAGAGTTACAGAAGCATTTGGGAAGGTTATCGACAGCGCAGTGCTGTTCGGTGAAAATAAACCGAACACATGGAGAGAAGACGTAGTTACAACTGCAACCAAAGCGAATGCAGTCGTAACATTAGGATCATCTGATAGCCTGTATGACAAGATCATGGCAGAAGATGGTGTGATCGCTCATGTCGAAGACTGCGGATACTTCGTAAACGGTCACATGGCAGATATTTCCATGCGGGCGAAACTCAGGGGACTGAAAAATGCAAATGGAGATCCACTGTTCAAACAGGATCTGCAGGGAACAACACAGTACGCGTTGGATGGATCGCCGATGAATTTCCCGAATAATGGTGCGTTTGATAAGTCGAAAGCACTTATGATTTCCGGAGATTTCTCACAGCTGGTATATTCCATCAGACAGGATATTACATTCAAGCTGTTTACGGAAGGCGTTGTCCAGAATACAGATGGCACAATCGCATACAACCTGATGCAGAACGATATGGTTGCGCTTCGTGCAGTAATGCGTCTCGGATGGGAAATTCCAAACCCGATTAACGCACTGAAGACCGATAAAACCAAGAGATGCCCGTTTGCAATTCTGAAAGCTGGCGAGTAAGGGAAGGTGATAATCCATGCAGATCACGTATGGATATTATGTAGATGAATATGGAGGAAGAACCATTCCGGAACAGGACTTCCGAAAAGCCGAAAGGCAGGCGGAAGCCTATATCCGGCATCTGACCTATGTGAAAGGAGATATTTTTTCCGTAGAAAATGACATGGTAAAGGATGCGGCCTGTGCTGCAGCAGAGGTTTATTACAAATACAATGCGCAGCAACAGTCAGGAACCCCGTTGGTGAAGTCAGAAAATAACGATGGCTACAGTGTGACCTATGTCACAGAGCAGACGGATGGAAAGACAGCGGAAGAGATGGTGAAGAAAAAGGTGTATGATGCGGTATATCCTTATCTTCTTCCTGCTGGATGGCTGTCAAGAAAGGTAGGGATGCGGTGTGATCACAAATGCGGATGTGACTGTTTATAACAGAATAAGCGGTGATTCCACGCATTACGATACCTGGAACCGAACTGTTCTGCATGGTGTCCACGTCTATGTGGACCATAAGACTGCAGTTACAGATAACGGACTGAAAAGTGCGGAAGTTTACAAAATTCGGATTCCTGCGGATATTCCGGAAGCAGGGCAGTATCTTCCGCCGGATCAGTTCGCCTGCTGTGGCGGTTATGGATACTGGACCATCCAGAACGATGATCAGATTGTCCTGGGAGAGTGCTGGATTGAGATTGAAAGGCCGGCAGATCTGAAGGCCGTGTTCCAGAAGCACTGCAAGGTAACAAGCTGGTCGGATAACCGGTTCGGTACAACTCCACACTGGCGGATTGGAGGCGAATAGGATGGCAGGAAAGAAAGACTTCCGGATCACAACGCCTAGAGGCAGTGTGTTTACCGTGACTGGTAAGGATGGCTCGGTAACAGCAAAGCTTGAATGGGCTCCGGGATTTGCACAGAAAAAAGCGGAGGGATTTTCAAGGGCGCAGGCATTCGTGGATTCGGAGTGTCTGCGTTATATGAATCCATTGACACCGAGAAGAACCGGAATGCTGATCAAGTCCGGGACGCTTGGCACGGTGATTGGTTCCGGATCCATCGAATACCTTGCCCCATATGCCCGCCGACAGTATTACGAGCATAAAACCAAGGCGAGATGGTTTGAGACAATGAAGGCAAGCCACAAAGATGCCATCAGGGAAGGAGCTGAGAAACTTGCCGGACAGTAAAAGAAAAACGATTATTGAGAGCATCCGGGAATATGTGAGGATGTATCCGGATATCGATAACCGGAAGATCAATATTGATCGTTTAGGTAATGGAATGGAATATTCCATTGATCCGATTGGAGCAGATCCCATTTACAAGAGATATGTGGACGGGAGCTGTCTGAAGCAGTTCCAGTTCGCTCTGACAAGTAAGGAAGCCTATGATGGGGATGCCAGAACCGGTATTGCCAACAGTGGTTTTTATCAGAACTTTGAAGAGTGGACAGAACAGAATAACCTGAATGATATTGTTCCGGAGCTGGACGGGCATGATGCTATCCGAGTAGAAGTGCTGCAGTCCGGCTATTTATTTAGTACAGAGGTCGATCTGGGACGGTATCAGATGATTTGCAGATTGATTTATAAGTAAGGAGTGTGAAGAAATGGCGAATGAGAAGAAATTAGTTGGCAGACATAAGAGAGTGGCTTTTATGGATACTGACGGATCAGGAGAGACATTTACCAGAATGACGGGCTTTACTTCTCTGTCGGATGGAAAGAACTCAACCGAGTACAGCCGACAGTATGTGGATGAAGCGTCTGAAAGATCGGACGTAGTTGGTTATGCGCCGGCGATCGATTATGAATTTGACCGGTATACCAATGATCCGGTACATGAGAGATTGCCGCAATTACCGATGATGAGATTCTCGGAACGGAAGCGCAGGTTGATATCGTGGTTGTAGATCTGTTTGAGCAGAAGACCTCTGAGACGACCTGTACTGCACGAAAGAGAACGTGGAGCGTTATTCCGGATACAGAGGGTGATGGAACAGATGCCCTGATCTACAAAGGCAGCTTTAAAGCAGCAGGAGAGATCACAAAGGGTACTGCCACCACTACAGACGGATGGAAGACCTGTACATTCAGTGCCGGCGCAGAATAAAGAAGAAACAGGAGAGTGAGCCTATGAGCCTTTGGAAATTTGGAGATTTTGAAGCAGAAGTAGATTTTACAGATGCAGATTTTTTGGACGCTCTGGATGAAGCGAAAGCAGCAATGCATGAAGCAGAGCAGAATGTTCCGGTAGTTGGAAAAAATAGTGATATCATCCGCGCACAGTGTAGCTGTTTTTATGTGTTCTTCGATACCCTTTTTGGCGATGGAGCCGGGGAGCGTATCCTTTGCGGAAAGAACAGCATCAAGCTGTGTAACGAAGCGGCTGAATCATTGTTCGACTTTGAAACAGCAGAAGCAAATGCACTGGACAGCAAATACAATAAGTATATGCCAAACCAGAATACAACGCAGCAGTTCCCGCATCCGCAGCCACAGCCAAATGGAAACCGTCAGCAGAGAAGGAACTACCAGAAACAGTATGGTAAAGGAAAATATTCCAATACCGGAAGGTAAAAGAGATGAATATTTTATATGAGCAGTTTCCGAAAGAGGTCCGGGTCAACGGGGAGTACTACCCGATTGCGACAGATTTCCGTGAATGGATTCGCTTTACAGAGCTGGTTGAAGACGACTCGGTTCCGTGGCGGATTAAATGCGGGCTTCTGTTGCAGTGGTATCTGGATCAGATTCCGGAAGACATTGAAGCTGCGATTTATGCGCTCGGAGATTTCCTGATGTGCAAAAGGATGTACCAGGATGACACAGAAGATGAAGAGGAAGAGCAGCAAAAAAGTGGAAAGCCGGTATTTTCTTTTTCGGAAGATGCCGGCTGTATTTATGCAGCATTCCGGGAAGCGTATGGAATTGATCTGCAGCAGATCGACTATATGCACTGGTGGGAGTTCCGGAGCCTGTTTGACTGGCTGCCGGATGATACGGAGATTAAACAACGGATCATGTACCGTTCGATTGATCCTGGAACAATCCGGGATAAGGACGAACGCAAATGGATCAAGAAGATCCAGAGAGCTGTTTCCTTGAAAAAGAAACAGCGGAAACTGGATGATTATGAGATTGGAGATATGTTCTCATGATGGAAATTAAAATACCGACACGGCGTGAGTGGTATCCGTGTCCGTACTGCGGGCAGCATCTGCTTGTTTACACAGATACTGCAGTGTGCAGCGGACTGTATGTGAAATGCCGCAAATGCCGACGGGAGGTGGAGATAAAAATTAAGAATTAAGCACTTGTGAGCCCCTGAGCCGTGCTATCAGAAAGGATGATAGTATGGCAGATGGATATTTGAATTTTGATACCAAAATCAATGAGAGCGGGTTCAATGAAGGCATAAATAAGCTAGGAAGTCTTGGAAAAAGTGGATTATCCGTAGTCAGCAAGGCAATGACCGGAGCTGTTGCAGCTGTAGGAGCTGGAGCAGCGGCGATTGTAAAGTCTTCTCTTGGCGTAGTTGCCAATATGGAGCAGCAGGTCGGTGGTGTAGAGACATTATTTAAAGACAGTGCCAAGACAGTAATTAGGAACGCAAACAATGCGTTTAAAACAGCACAGCTTTCGGCAAATGATTATATGTCAACAGTCACAAGCTTTTCTGCTTCATTATTACAAGGCTTAGGCGGAGATACTGCAAAGGCTGCAGAGATTGCAGATATGGCGATCATCGATATGGCAGATAATGCCAATAAGATGGGTACGAATATGCAGGATATTCAAAACGCCTATCAAGGTTTTGCGAAGCAGAATTATACGATGCTGGATAACCTTAAATTAGGTTATGGTGGTACGCAATCGGAAATGGTCCGATTGATCAATGATTCTGGTATCTTAAATAAAAAGATAGAAGATCTGGATAATGTAACGTTTGATCAGATGATTCAGGCGATTCACAAAGTCCAGCAAAATCTTGGAATCACAGGGACTTCTGCAAAAGAAGCATCCACAACAATCGAAGGTTCTGTTAATTCTGCAAAAGCTGCCTGGGAGAATTTTGAAGCTGGCGTAATCAGTGCGAACGATCTGGTTGATACATTCTGGACAGCGGCAAAGAATATCTTAAATAATCTTGGTCAAATGATCCCGCGTCTGGGAAAGACCGGAATGGATGTGGTGGAATCCTTATCCGGAAAAATTGGAGATGCAGTTCCGCAACTAAAGGGATTTACGGATAGTGTTGGTAAGTTAACCGATAAGCTGCAGAACATGAGTACGGATGAGCTCATGAATCTTGGCAAGACCGCGGCAGTTCTTGCGGGAGCTGGACCGGTGATTTCGTTATTTGGATCCCAGATCGGCAATGTAAAGACAGCCGTTGAGGGATTCAGCGGAATTACAACGGGTGTTTTGTCTGAGCTCGGAAAGCTTCCGAAGGGATTCAAAAGCGCAACAAAATCGGCTGCAAATTTCCGGAAAGATTTTACGGGTAGCCTGAAAGGGCTTGGCAGTGCAATTACAGGACCGTTTCAGGTACTGACTCCGAAACTGTCAGCTACTGTCGGAAAGATCGGCAAGGTAGTTTCCGGTGTTCCGGGTAAAATTGGTGGGGCAGTTGGGAAAATCGGATCCGCGATAGCATCGAAGATTCCCAGAATTACAAGTGCTTTTTCACTGCTTGGAGATACCGCCGGTTATCTGGGGGCATGGGGCGGACAGATAGGATCTGCCCTGCAAGGCGTACTCGGAATGGTAGGCAGATTCATTCCGTCATTTGTCGGATTGATGAACTTTGGTGCAGTTGCGGCTGTTGTTGTAGCCGGTCTTGGACTGGTTTATAGTCAGTTCGGTACACAGATTGATCAGATTCTTCTTCTGGTGCAGACCAAAGGACCAGAGGTCATATCCAACTTTGGAGCCGGGATCACAGCAGCACTTCCGGGACTGATTTCATCTGGTGCAACCCTGATACTGGGATTGATGAATGCGATTACAGCAAATCTACCATCGCTTATTTCTGTAGGCGCAAGCATCATAGCAACTCTGGTGAGCAGCTTGGGCGCACAGCTTCCGCAGTTAATTCCGGCAGCGGTACAGATAATCCTGACTCTGGTTGAGTCACTGATTGATAATCTGCCACAGTTAATTATGTCCGGATTACAGTTAATGGAAGGCTTGGCACAGGGAATTGCAAACGCGATTCCGCAGGTGGCAGCGAAAGCACCGGTTATCATCGGCAAGCTGGCATCTACGATTATTACGAATTTGCCGAAGATTGTACAAACTGGTGTGAAGATCATCACACAGCTCGCAGTCGGACTGGTACAGGGAATCCCGGCGTTGCTTGGTAAGATTCCATCCATGATCAGCCAGATCAAGAATGCATTTACCAGTGTGAACTGGGGCAGTGTTGGTATGAACATTGTCCGGGGAATTGCAAGTGGATTAACAAGTGCGGCAAAAAGCCTGGCAGAAGCAGCTGCAAACGCGGCGGATAATGCACTCAATTGGGTGAAATCAAAACTTGGTATTCATTCACCATCCCGTGTATTCCGTGACCAGGTTGGTAAGATGATGGCTCTTGGTATGGGAATCGGATTTGAGAAGAATATTCCGGTCGGATCCATGAATGCCGGAGTACAAAAAGCAATCCAGAGCCTGCAGAGAAGTGTACAGCTTACGACATCCGTTAATCCAGATAAAACGGTTGGTGGAATAAAGAATAATCCGATCTTTAAGGATCAGGGATTTGATTACGACAGATTTGAACGTATCCAGAGGAAGATTGCAAAAGAAAATGGTAATAAGCCGGTATTCCTGGATACGAAACGGATAGACAGACCATTACCGAAAGGAGCAGTGCCACAGGTATGATTGTATATTATGAAAATATGAATGGCGAAAAGCTGAATCTTTTAAAAGCTCCTTTTCGTACAACGAAGACTGACTGGTTCGATGCGGACTGGTCAGAATCTTCAGACGGATATGAGAAAACAGTTACAATTGATGTGTTTGGAAAGCGGGAAGAGTTCCAAACAAATATGGAGCAGCTATACCGGATCATTGCGGTTGATGCAGAAAATGACACCTACGGGAAGCTGTATGTGAATGGTGCATATTTAAGATGCAAGGTTTTGAAATCTGCAAAAGAGGGCTGGAAGGGATATGTGTATTCGGAAGTGGAAATCACCTTCCAAGCTCCAGAGCTTGTATGGGTAGTAGAAGCGACAAGACAGTTTTTTCCACAATTGGAAGAAACAGCAGCATCCGGGATAGATTTTCAGTATGATTATCCGTTTGACTTTGCCGGGGAAAAAAGAGGAATCGCAGCATGGGACGTTGATCACATCATTCCAAGCGAGTACCGGATGATCATTTACGGACCATGTGTAAATCCGAAGATTCTGATCAATGATTATCCTTATGAGTTTTTCGTAACACTTGAAAGCAGGGAATATCTGATCATAGATAGCCAGAGAAGAACGATCCGAAGGTATTTGACGAATGGAACGGTACAAAATTTATTTAATCAGAGAGCACAGAAACAAACTGTTTTCGAGAGAATACCATCCGGGCTTTTAAATATTAACTGGTCCGGGGATTATGGATTTGACCTGACTTTATTTTTGAACAGGAGGGAGCCGCCGTGGTAAAGGACATAATTCTTGCAGATAGTGATGGAAGAGAACTGGGAGCGATTTTGGACTCAAATATCACAGTGGATACGAATGGGGAATATGAGTTTTCTGTGCAGATTGCAAGGTCGAACTGGTATTCAGAGGCATTATCGGAGAGGTGCTGACAGATACAACGCTGGATTATGTGGAGCTGAAGGGAATCACATGGCGGGGAAGACTGCAGTATAAGGTGATCGAGCCGCCTGCCGGATCGGATTATAAAACAGTATCCGGAGAACTGAATCAGGTAATGAAAACACTGATCGAGCCGGAGTTTGATGGATTATTCAGAGTTTCATCAGAAGATACGGGTATATCTGTAAAGAATTTTCAATTTGACCGGTACAGTACATTACTGGAAGGTCTTACTAAAATGCTGCAAAGTGTCGGATACCGCCTGCAGATCCGGCTGATCAAAGAACAGGACGAGCCATGTTATATTCTGGTTGAAGCAGTTCCGATTACTGATTATTCTGCACAGATTGAATTGTCACAGGACAGTCGCTTAAATTTCACGATGGATGATAAACAAAATGGCGTAAATCATCTGGTTGTAACCGGAAAAGGGGAAATGCAGGAGAGGAACGTATTCCATCTGTATGTGCAGAAAGATGGAAGCATTGGAAAGACGCAGTATTACAAAGGACTGAATGAGATCTCAGCAGTGTACGAAAATACGAGCACAGAAACAGCAGAGCTGGAGAAAACGTCCATGGAGCAATTGCAGAAGCTGATGAATAAAAAGACATTTCAGATGGATGTTGCAAAGCTTGGCATCGAGGTTGGGATTGGAGATATTGTCGGTGGCCGGGATTACCTGACCGGGATGTATATGTCAAAACCAATCGAAAATATCATTTACGAGATTACGAATGATGTGGAATCAATTACTTATAAACTGGAAGGAGAAGATACAGAATGAAAATCGTATCAGGAAGAACCGGATCACCTCACGTAACAAGTCAGCAGTTCCGGCAGATGCTGGAGGGGATTATCGGGCAGGGGAGTTATATTATAACAAGTGGAGAGAATCTTAAGCCAGAACTTAGCAGTAATAATCTAATGAAAATCCGGAGTGGGATGATGGCGCATCACGGCTGTATATCTTGCGTGGATATTGGTACTTATGATGAGGTTACACTGACAAATGGTAGTCAGGGAATGAAAAGGATTGATCTTATTGTAAATCGGTATACCAGAAATGCAGAGACAGAGGTTGAAAACTGCAGTTGGAAGGTGATCCAGGGAACACCGGTTGCAAGTAATCCGGCAGTACCGGCATATACTTCGGGAAATTTGCAGAATGGAGATCTTGTGGACGATTGCCCAGCTTTTGAGGTGCATTATGATGGAATTAACGTTACTGAAGTGAAGAGTTTGCTGAGTGTGGCGGATGGACTTTCTGAATTAAGTAGCAAATTATATGAAACTTATATAGATCCATCAACAAAAAGCATTTGTATACGATTTCCTAAAAACAGGATTCAAATATGTGCCGGAACAATTCGCGTATATGCCTCATTGCAACAAAATGGCACTGGATATACGGGTGTAAGTACCAAAATAGAACAAGCAACATTTCCAAAGCCGTTTAAATTTTTAAGGGGTTGTACAATAACTCAAAATAGTGATGATTGGGTTATGATTCTTGGAAAAACCACAACCTTGAATGGAATTTCCCAGCTTCGATTAGGATATTTTGCAGCATACACAAATAAAGCTTTTTATATGGACTATATTGCAATCGGAACATATTAGAATTATTTCCATTTTCCGATTATAAGCATATCAGCTTGTACATAACACATTCCTTGCTTTGGACTGTATGCTGTAAGCTTGTACCCGGTTGTAGTCACTTCGGTAACTCCAAGACCATACAGTTCGTTAGTCTTTGCCGGAGATACTATAATTAAAGGAGCTTCATTGAATGCTACTGGAAAACCAACCGCAGCACTAGAAGCAAAATACCAGTTATACCAACTGGTTGCAAGATTGGTATTCCAAGTATATTTACTCCACATAACCATGTCGCCGTTGGAATATTTTGTGTAATTGTAGTTATTTTTGGTTCCACGTTCTACGATAGAAATCAGTTTATCGTTTATGGTCGCAATACTATCGTTCGCTTTTGTCAAATCTGCTTTTACATTTAATAAATTGCTATTTAGTTCAGAATCCCTCTAAAAAGAAGAAAGGGGCAAACAGAAAAATGAAAATCACATTCAATGATGGTCAGGAACTGCAGATCCAGCAGGTCACTGAGCAGACGGATGGCGCACTTCTGATCAAGACCATTTCAGCATCCGAGGATCAGCTGAAGACTTTATTCTCTGATCAGACAACAACTAAGAGAATGTCTGTGAGCGAACGGGATGCAGATACCGTTGTGTATGAAAACTACACAAAGCTCGATGCAATCGTGAAGTACACAGCCGGCATCCTTGGTGTGCTGATGTACCGGGAAGGAGAAGATCCAGACAGCCGGATAGCAGCTCTGGAGGCACGACTTAAAGAAGCAGAAGAGAAAAATACGAACCTGCAGTCAAGAGTCGAAAAAGCGGAGGAGAAAAATGAAATGCTCGAAGGATGCATTTTGGAAATGTCTGAAACGGTATATCAGTAAAACGATAATTGTATTAACCATTTTATTTTTATTCATATTATTACAAATTTCAGGAGGAAAAGAAATGATGGCAATGTTATGGGCACAGCAGATTATGTTAGGCAAGAAAACTTATTCACAGGTACCGAGACTTTTAAAGGACAAGGTAAAAGAGGTCCTGATTGATTCCGGAGCAGAAGATCTGGTAACAGAAGACAAGCAGTAGAGGTGAAGCGTAGATGGCAGTAAAAACAGCTCAATATATATTTAATGGTCAGGCATACAATCTGACCTATAATTCGACCTCCGGGAAATGGGAAGCTACGGTTACAGCTCCAAGTAAGTCGAGTTACAATCAGCCGGATCATGTCCTTGGCGGAACAGTAAAGGCTACAGATGCGGCCGGCAATACTACCACGGTAGATCAGAGTCATGCTACTCTCGGCGCATCACTTAAACTCCGTGTAAAAGAAAAGACAGCACCGACTATCACGATCACGTCTCCGTCTGCAGGAGCTTATATCACAAATACAACTCCGACTATCGAATTCCAGGTAAAAGATACAGACTCCGGAGTAAATGCAGGAACAATCGCAATCACAGTTGATGGTACAGCCGTATCGACGGTAACAAAGACTGCTATTGACGGTGGATATAAGTGCACATGCACATCACCGACGTTAAAAGATGGATCGCATACGATTTCGGTCAAGGCATCCGACAATGATGGTAATGCAGCTGCAGCTAAGACAGCAACATTTACAGTTGATACAGTGCCTCCGACACTGCAGATCACAGCTCCATCAAATGACCTTATAACCAACAAGAAGACGGTAACGGTAAGTGGTAAAACAGATGACGTATCATCTAAGCCAGTTACAGTAACGGTAAATGGAGCAACTGTAACGGTCGGAACAGACGGAACATTTACTAAGGATGTGACTCTTGCTGAGGGTGCAAACACCATCACAATCGTAGCTAAAGACAAAGCCGGAAAGACTACTACAGTCACACGTAAGGTTACTGTCGATACGTCAGCTCCGGTGATTAAGTCAGTGACTCTTACTCCGAATCCAGTAGACTGCGGAAAGACATTCATTATTGCAGTCGAGATTACCGACTAGGCGGTGCGCCTATGGTAGTAAAGGTAAGCGGTAAGATAGATGGAAAAGAAGTAATATTCGAAAGAGCTGAAGGGGACCGGTGGAATGTCACGGTCCCTTATGATTTAGATGGAATGTATGTGGTCGAGCTGACGGCAGAAAATGATGCGGGCAATATTGCATACTGCACGAAGATACTGTTGATCGTTGATCCGGCTACTCTATGCGTAAGACTTGTTCCGCTTGATTATATGGTGGAAGTTGTTCCGGAAGACTATAAGGTTATAGTTATTCCGGAAGATTATGCTGTAGAGGCAGTTCCGGATCAGTATCAAGTTATCGCAGAGCCAGATCCGCTCTTTGTGGAGGTAATTTATCCGATACACGGAAGGGGGTGTTGTTGTGAACAAAATTAGATTTATCCTGGGCGAAGACAAGCACGTTAAGCTATTGGTGCGAAGTCCTAACGATGAGCCATTTACGATTCTGACAGCATCTTATGAGCTGGCACGTTATACAGACATCGTGGTGCAAGGAGAGTGTGATATCAATGGTCATTATCTCGATTGCAAGATTGCTCCAAAAGAAAAAGGAACACATATATTGGAAGTAACGTATGCGGTTGCGGATTCAATCAGGAAGGCAAGGATAGAAGTAGAGGTGGTTTAATGCTTAAAATTACAGATGTGAAATTAAGTAAAAATACGGTTGCGACCGGGGAGAAATTTACGATTTCTGTACAGATCCAGGAAACGGTTGATTATCCGTATGACTATCCATACGATTATCCGATATCTTATACCGGAACAGCGAAGCCGGTAAATTCATAAAGAAAGAATGAGGAATATGAAAGTGGAACAGGCAAACTATATCAAAGCAATTTTTACAGCAGTATTTGCATTCCTGTCGGCACTCCTTGGAGTGCTTGCAGTGCCGGTGATCCTGCTGGTGGCATGTAATCTGATCGATTATGCGACCGGACTTATGGCAAGCAAATACAGAGCAGAGGATATCAACTCTTATAAAAGCATCCGTGGAATCTTTAAAAAGGTATCTATGTGGCTGCTGGTAGTTGTGGGAGCGATTATTGATGAAATGCTTCTATATGCATCAACTTCAATTGGTTGGAAGTCGCCGGTCACATTTCTGGTGGCATGTGTCGTGGCGATGTGGCTGATCTGCAATGAGATTATCAGTATTTTAGAGAACATTCAGGACATGGGAGTGAATATCCCAGCATTTATGCAGCCACTTGTGAAGCACATCCGATCGCAGGTGGAAGATCAGGTGAAAGTAGATAATGATTCAGAGGGCGAATAGTTGCCCTCTTTTTGAAAGGAGAAACATTATGGCAATGAATGGAATTGATATTGCAAGTTACCAGACAGGGATTGACCTCACAGTCGTACCGTGCGACTTCGTGATCGTAAAGGCAACAGAGGGAACAGGCTACGTGAACCCGGATTTTACAAGAGCTTATGCACAGGCTAAGAATGCCGGAAAGAGTCTTGGAATCTATCATTATGCGAATGGTGGAGATTACCAGAAAGAAGCAGACTACTTCCTTGATAGAATCGGAAACCGTGTAGGTGAAGCAATTCTCTGCCTTGACTGGGAGGGGAAGAACAACCCGGCATTCGGTAGCTCAGATTTTGCATGGTGCAAGAGCTGGCTTGACTACGTATACCAGAAAACAGGCGTAAGACCTCTTCTGTACTGTTCGCAGTCTGCAGCCTATAAATTCAACAATATCGGCAATTACGGACTCTGGATTGCACAGTACGCAGACATGAACCAGACAGGCTATCAGGATAAGCCGTGGAACGAGGGAGCTTATTCTTGTGTTATCCGGCAGTATAGCTCTTGTGGTAGATTGAATGGATGGGGCGGCAACCTTGATCTGGACAAATTCTATGGCGATAAGGATGCATGGAACAAATACGCCGGAAAAGGAAACACAATCAAACCGGCAGAAACACCGAAACCGACAGAGAATACTCCGGGCGGATCCACGCTCGATCTGGTTGTTGGAGTTATGCAAGGCAAGTACGGTGATGGCGACAACCGCAAGAACGTCCTCGGAACACGGTATTCGGAAGTGCAAAACTTCATCGACCATATCTATTCTGCATCCGTAGATGCACTGGTGAACGAAGTGAAAGCTGGTAAATATGGCAACGGCGACACAAGAAAGATTGTTCTCGGTAGTCGTTACACAGAAGTCCAGAACAAGATCAACGCTGCGTCTGCCAGAAAATCAAATGAGCAGATTGCACAGGAAGTTCTTGCCGGTAAATGGGGCAATGGAAACGACAGAAAGAATCGTCTTTCAGCTGCCGGATATGACTACAATACAATTCAGAATATCGTGAATGGTAAGTCAGGTGTTTCATCAGCGCAGTATTATACCGTGCAAAGTGGTGATACGCTTTCTGGTATTGCAGCTAAATATGGCACGTCCTACCAGAAGGTTGCACAGCTGAATGGCATCAGCAATCCGAATGTGATCTATGTAGGACAGAAGTTACGGGTAAAATAATAAGTATTGTCTTGTACTAACTAGACTGCCCCAAAACCAGTAACAAGAGTCAAATTAATTCCTTCATCCGCAAAATACCCATTTTCAATTGCAACGTATTGCGGGGCATAGAAGATAGAATGGGCGACTTCGTTCAGTGTCACAGAGACAGGAGAAGAATTGGTGTCATGATTGGCTTGGGAAGTGACGGTTTCAGCTTTAGGATTCGTAGCATTATTATCGGCAGGTGCAGAGCTGCAGGCTGATAAAAGGCCGACAGTTATAGCAGAAACAAAAAGTAAGGATATAAAATTTTTTTTCAT